AGGTCTTCCAGTCGGAGAACATGACCAGGATCCTCGATGTCACGTTGTCTTGGAACCCACCGGAGATGGGCACGTTGGCGTCGTTGACCGCTGCCGGGATGCACCGGATCGACGTCCCCTGCCAGATGAACATCGGCGCCCCCAGCATTTGCTGGAGCACCGCCATGCCCTGCTGGAGACTCGAGCCGATGGTGGTCATCAGGTTGTAAAGTAAGTGCCAGAGACTATTAGGCGGCTGGTGGCCTGGAGATGGGCGGCTAGGCTATCGGCGGCTCCGGTCTCAAAGTGCGACAGCTCGAGGTAGCTGGTGCCGGCGATTAGGCGAGCGATGATGGCGGTCTTGGCCTGGTTGGTTCCGTTGGTCAGCCACACCGCTGCGGCGGCCTCGTAGGTCACGGCGTCTGGCAGCGACAGCCGGAGGTTGCCTGTGGCGGATCCGCTCACCGAGTTGACGGTGACGTCCGCGGTGAAGGTAGTAACACATCCGATGGTGGTGTGTCGGGCGGTGTTGGTGGTGATGGCAAAGGTGCGGCCACCGCCGGAGTCGATGAGGGTCGGCACCCAGGTCGTCGGTGTGACCAACGGCAGGGCGGCATACAGCTCGGTAAAGTTGTCGTTTATCTTCTCGCCGGCGCCGCGGAGGGTGTCCCCGGTGTTGTCGTTGGCGATGGTGCCGATGTTGATCGTTTGCTGGGCCATAGTTTTATTTCTTGGGTAGGACGTACCAGCCGGCCGGGAGGGTTACCCGGGATGGCCCGACCAGCTTCTTGTCGGCATCGAAAGCATAGACGCTGGCCTTCACCGGCTTGGCCAGCATCACAGGATCACCGCTTGGCACCAGGATCACCCTGGTCATCTGGCAACCCAGGCAGATCGGCAACACGAGCAGCCAGATTATCCTTGAGGGGTTGAGGTGCTTGGCCGTGTTGAACATCGGTAGGTGGTGTTTCGCGGAACCAGTCGAGCAGAGCCTTGAGGATCTGGTAGACCCAATTCACGACTTAGTTACTTCGGCTTCCTTGGCATCCTTGGCCCAGATCAGGCCGATACCAGCGGTGACCGCGGCGATAGTGGTAGTCAGGTCGAGGTTGGTTGTCGGGTCACCGTCGAACAGGGCCTTGAGAGCCCCACCAACAGCGACCAGAATAGCACCAACACCAGCGAGAGTTGTTTTCGTGTTTTTCATTTGGATTTGAACAGCCTATAGGCTCCGTAGATGGCGCAGGCTAAGCCAATGAGCGCGGTGATAAGGCGAACCCAGTCAGTGAGGGCTGGAATAAACGAAACAGCGGTGGCACCTGCCGCTGCTGCTAGGCTGAGTCCAGGGCTGGTGCTGCTGTTCGTTGGTTCCATTACTCGGATTTAGGCTGTGCGGATGAGACTATGAGGTCCACAAGCGGAAGGGCTGCACGGGCGTTAGCAACGCCACCAGCCTTAACCGCAATGTCGATGAGTTGGAGGAGGCTATTGGCCTGCTCCTGGGTGAGTTCGATATTGATCATGCGGAGGGAGCGTCAGCGATAACAACAGGCTCCGCAACCTTAACCGGAGGCGGCACCGGCACCCACGGCAACGGCAGCGTCACCACAGGAGGATTGATCTGGTCGTTGATCTGCTGCGTCACGTTCGCCTCAATAGCCACTTGATCGACTCCGTTGCTGTAGCACCAACCAAGCACCTGTTCCTGCGTGAGGTCGGGATATGGCGTGAAACTACCAGACGGCGGTTGGAACGAGCATGAGCCGTAGCAGGTGCCGCTGTATTGATCCTGAGTGCCGTTGCAACGCCAGTCGGCGGTAATCACGACATCGGGATTGCTGCCTTCGATGGGTTTAACGAGAAGGCGTTCGATGATCCAAGAGAGGGTAATCATGGTGGTTTAAATTAGGCGGCTGCGATTGTGGTGATGGTGCCAGAGCTTCCACGGAACTTCAGCGCACCGGATTCGACGTAGAGTTGACCCATGCCAGCAGGAGAAGTGCTTGGAGCAGTAGCGTTTGCAAGACCGAGTACCTTAGCGGCAGAGGTTCCAAACGTGCTAACCCCCACGCCAACATTGCCGACGTTATCAAAAGTAATAACATCAAGACCCTGACGGCCAATTATCAACGAACCAGACGATCCGACATTATCTAAATACCAAGCACGGTTTGTGTATGTAGCATTAGATGAATCAAAAAGAATTCCAGTTCGACCAGAGGCGCGGACACCAATTCTGACCGTATCAGTCCCCTGTTGAGTGTACAGGTTGGCATTAGCAGAACCTCCAACTTGAAGATTTCCGATAGCACTTCCGGGACTCACACCAATCCCCAACCCCGTAGAGTTGAGGGTCATGGCGGTGCCAGCGTTGGTGGCCCATGCGTGTTCGCCAGTCTGATTGATGATGTATCGGTTACTTGCCGCAGTCACTGACCGAATAACAAATGAACTGTTTGAAGCACTGGGAATTCCAGCAGACAACGCAAACTCCTCACCACCGGCACCGCTGTTGACCATACGAATTCTTACGTTCGCATTGTCGTTTCCGCGAATCAAAATCGCGTCAGCCAGATTGTTTGCAAGAATATCAAGCGGCGCACCGGGAGTAGCGGTCAGAATACCCACCCGATTGTTCGTCGAATCCACCTTCAGCGTCGAGGTATCCACCGTCAGATCGCCAGTGATGGTGGCGGAGCCAGCGGTAACTAGTCCGGTGACAGTCAGTGCTCCACTCGCGGTTGGCGAGGATGAGAGGATGTTGTTTGCACTGATACGTTTGGTCGTACCAGATGCGGCCATCGACGTATCGGATACATCGACCACCGGAAACATATCGTTGACTGGATCGGCAGCAGTCAGTGCCGTTAGTGCTGTAATTTTAGAGTCTGCCATAGGTCAGTTGGATTGGATTGCGAGTTTAAAGAGGTCTTCCTGTTGCAGAAAACCAGCGTCTTCTCGCAACAGAGAATCGAAAGTGCCAAAGGTGATGACGATTTTTCCGGTGCCGTCTTCTTGCAGCACAAAGAACTCGTCCTCTTGCAGAACGTCTCGACGCAGCACAGGCGCATCAGTGCCACCGGCTTGACCGGCAAACAACCGATTGAGTGCTATGCCGATTGAGATCATTAGCTGCGAGCGAGGAAAGCCACAACGCTACCGGATGAGATTTGAAAGCCGGTGATGTTACCAACCAGCGGGAAGCCAGCCGGAATTGTCTTGGATGTCCAAGTGCCGGATATTCCAAATCCCGTAATGGAAGTGAACACCGTCGGCTCGGTAGGAATCAAGCCAGCCCAGTTGCCGGTCTGAGCGGCGGTTGTAGTCACCAGCGCGAAGCCCTCTCGGCCCATGCTGTACTCTGTGGAAATGTCTGCTTGGACGGCCATAAAATTGTTTTTCGGTTAAAGGGGAGGCTGTCAGCGTATCCAACAGCCTCCCCAGTTTTGGTTGTTTAACCTTTGCGGATCTTCGGTGCCAGACTGCCCTGTATCCACAGGATCAGTTTGCCTCCCTCAGGAATAGTCGCGGTGTTGAAGGCAGTGCGCTGGAGTGACGCATCGACTTCGGGGCCGGCGACAATCTTAGCCTTGTCGTTTCGGTCCACCGAGATGGTTGTGGCGATTCTCATGGGTAACCTTAAGCGGTGACCAGAACTTCGGCCTGGGTCGTGTCCGCGGCCGCGGCGCCGAACATGATGTCGTAGGACGCCATGTGAGCGCGGGATGCGCGGCTGTACCAGACGGAGAGCAGGCAGCTCAGGCCGTTGGCGGTGGTGACAGCGCGTTGCTCGAGGAACTCACCGGCGATCATACCGACCGGCAGGCCGGAGGCGATGGCGATGGCATCAGGGCCGCAGACGAAGCCAGCGGTGTTAGTCTCGGCAGAGGTCCAGCGGTTGTTCTCGGCGACCACGTCGAAGCCGAACCGGCCGTTCGCCAGCAACTCCAGGCGGCTGTCGGGGAAGGTGTTGCTCGCGGCAGAGAACTGAAGGCGAGCGATGTGGCCACCGTCCAGGATGAGGTTCTTGCTGCGGTAGTTTTTGGCCAGAGCCAGGATCGCAGGCAGATCCGAGGTGTCGAAGTTGGCCGCGGTGCCGATAACAGTCGCGGCGCCGTAGTTGCCCGAGACCATCAGGGCGGTCAGCACGTCGCTGATTCCGTAGGCAAACAGGTCGGCAGAACCGGCAGCCAGGTCGGACAACATGAAGCCTTGGTTAAGCTCCTGCTGGGTTACCGTGAAGTTCTTGCTGATCTGGTTCACGGTGACCGCGGTGGCGGCCAGCGTCGAATCGTTGTTGGTTTCCCAGGACGTCGGGTTGGTCTGGGCAGCGGTGCCGGTGGTATATTTCTTCACCTGCACGGACGCGCGGGGCCGGAGGTTGTCCAGGCCGACGTTGCGGCTGAAAGCGGAGACCAAGGCCAAACGAGTGGCGGCCACGGTGATCACTGCGTCGGCGAGATAATCGACAACCAGGCCCGAGGCGAACGTGTTGGCGTTCTGGGGGGCGTGGATGGCGCTCTGGCGCAACAGCTCGGAGTGGTTGGCCACCAGGAACTTGCGGCGGTCATTGCCGGCCTGAAAGCCCTTGTGCTTCTCGAGCAGTGCATTGCCGAGGTTCTCGATGCGAACCGGGGCGACGGGCTCCGGTGCAGGGGCGGCGGTGGGGGTCTTGGCGCTGATGGCAGCGGCCACGGCCTTGGCGACGATGGCGTCGATGTCGAGGGCGGTCGGCGCACTAGGAGCGGCCGCCACCACGGTGTTGGAATCAGTCATGTTGTGTGGTGTCTGCTGTGATGTCGGCGCGGTTGTCGCGCCATCGTCGGCAGCGTTAGTGCTGCCGGTCGAAAGTGTTTTGTCTGTGGTTTCGCCCTCCTCGACTTCGAGCTGGGCATAAAGCGCCTTGAACCAGTCACGGCCTGCGGCACCTCCCCAGAGGTTGGCTGCAACATCGGCCGGGGTGTTGGCTTCGGCCTCGAGGAAGCGCTCATTGCGTCCCCACCAGGCGTTGGCTGTGCGGATCTTGTCCTCGGTGGGCGCCTCACCGGCCACCAGGGCCTCGGCGTCCAGGACGGTCTGCTTCTCGAGGCCATCACCGGCCAGGCCTTCGGCATACTGCTCGAGGCCGCGGCGAAGATTGCTTCGGACGGTCTCGGGGGCGGTTTTGGTTACTGCCCGAGGATGCCAGCAGGCGGCCATGGCGAGCTGCTCGGTGGTCTTGTCGGCCAGACCGAACTGGATGGCCTCCTGGGCGGTGAACCATGTTTCCGCGGTCATTGCCGCGCGGATCTGAGCTGAGGTCTTGCCGGTGCGCTTGGTGTAGATGCCGGCCAGGATCTCCGCGTGCTGGTCGAGGGCGTTGGCCATCTTCCGCATATCGTCTGAGGTGCCTGCCACCATTCCAGACGGGTCATGGATCATGAACAGCGAGGCCTCGGCCATCTCGATGCTGTCACCTGCCAGGGCTATAATTGAAGCAATCGAGGCGGCGATGCCGACCACCCGGGTGGTGACGGGCGCCTGCCGGCCTCGAAGCATATTGTAGATGGCCAGGCCGTCCCAGACGTTGCCACCTGGGCTGTTGATCTCGACCACCAGGGGGCCGGGGCCTACAGACTGGAGAGCATCGGAGAATGCCTTAGCAGAAATGCCTGAACCACCGAACCAGTCCTCGCCGATCTGGTCGAATATCTGGAGCACCGCCGGTTCATGGACCGAGGCTCGGGGGCTGTAGGAAAGCCAGTTGGTAACTTTAGTCATTGGTTTTCTTGGCTCTGGTTTTCCGCTTCTTGGGCTCGATCACCGCAACCACCTCTTCGATGGGCTCGGCCGGGATCGGCTCGGGCATTTCTTCGGAAGGAGGCTGCTCGAGAGCGGCCGCGGCCGGCTCCGGCGCTATCGGCTGCTTTTGGGAGGTCGAGATCTGGGAGACATCGAGGCCGTACTTGACCGCCAGGTCTTGGATGTACCGGGCTTGTTGGGCCTTGGCCTCCAGGGCGGATCGCCAGTCGATGCCTCGGGCGCCGTAGATCTCATCGTAGGTCGTAATGCCGGCACCAAGCTCGTTTAGCTGGGCGGCAGAGTTGCGGCCGACGTCGACGTTAGGGGCTCGGGGCGCCTGGATGGCCACCTCGTACCAGTCGTCAGGGCTGTCCCTGAGAGTCGGGTCGGTGCGGATGGCGTATTCCATCACATATTCCCAGATACGTCGGGCGGCCGAGGCCATCACCTGATGCCGGCTGCGGAACCACACCGAAGACATATCGAGTGAGCCCCGGTAGACGGTGCCCTGCATCGACTCTGGAAAGACCAGGACGTAAGGGATGCCGACGCCAGCGCAGACCTTCTCGGTTAGGCTGCGCCAGTACTCGCGCATATTGACGTTGGGGCGGTCAGCGGCGAACTGCTCAAACTCGTCGCCAGTCTTCAGCACCTTGACCGAGGCGCCGAAAATGTTCTCGTAGTAGTTCTGGGCGGTCCCCTGGGAACCAGCAACACCGGATCGGAGGCTGGTGGCCTGCACCTCGCCGGAGCTCGTCTTGATCACCTGGGCCACGCTCGAGGCCAGCTTGCAGGATTCCATCTCGAGCTTCTGGAGATCGTCCAGGTCGTGCAGGTCGTTGATGACGCAGGCAACAAAAGGCAGGCCGCGGAGCTGGCCGGCACGCTGGGCCTCGTAGATGTGGACAACCGAGTCGGAAGAAATGGAGCGGATGTCGGTAAGTTGTCCCTGCTGCTGCTCCTGGCCGCAATAAAATGAGATGGCCCGACCCGTCTTGGGGTCGAACCGGACGCCGTCGAACACATCGGGAAGGCCCTCCTGGCCAGCGGGTGTCGACACTTGCTGCGGCTCAATGAGCTGCAATCGGGGCCGGCCGGTCTCGCCCTTGGTCAGGAGGATAAAGGATTCCCCGTCGTAGAACCATCCACGGGCAGCCAGCGACATCAGGGTGCCGAAAGACTGCCGGGATCCGATGTCAGGGTAGCGGCTCCAGGTGTCCCACCATTTCTTAGCTCGGAGATTCCAGTCGGGATTCG